CCCTTTCTATCTGTGCCTTAACAGATGTCTTGGAATTCAGAATATCCAGTACTTCATCCTCTGACATATGTTCATCCAGTCCAGCTTTTTGTCTGTAATTAAACCACTTCATAGCATCTGACAGTGCCGCTGTATAGCTTCCATAACTTGCCATATCTGTTACATGTTTTGTAAATACATCAAAGATATCATCCACCACGATAGCATTTCTCGCATTTTTCATGGTTTTCTTGGTAAATCCCTGATTCTTTACTCCCCAGTATGAAGTCTGGTCCTTTGTATCTACAGTATTTCCGGATGTCTTGATAGGATAATAATGCTGTCCGCCGAATCTTCTGTATCCATACATCTGCATTGTGGTAGCATTACCCCATGCGGAGCATCTATTCTGCATAAACTGCTGCATAGAATCCGCCACTTTCTTCTGCTCCGGAGTAAGCTCCTCGCATATCTTTCCAACTTCGTATTCGGTAAGCCGGATTCCCTCGGAATTCCGATATACCTTTGTTCCAGCTTTGGTTGTTGTTATCAATCCACCATACTTGATATGTTCTTTCGCCTGCTCTCTGTTTTTAAGTTCATACAGCCCCATCATCTGTGCTGTTGTCATCCGCAACTTTTTATTGCCAAAATCAAACTCATGAACTTCCGCATCCCTTCCGGTCCACTTCTTCATTTCAGACTTTAACTGTTTTTCGGTAAGTCCGCATTCCTCGGCAATCTTTCCAAACTGAGACTGCATATAATCCTGTGCTTCCGCAATCTTTTCCGTTCTGGTATTCAGTCCCTTACGCAATCCTTTATAGATGCTAAGTGCAGAATCTCCCAGTCTGTAGAAGTATGATCTTGGGTCCAGCATATTGGCATCCAGCATATTTTCTGCTTTGTTAATTGCCTTTCCCCTTAAAGTATCATTATTCCATACTTTCTTATCCTTCTTGGTTTTCAGTTCTTCAATTGTGTTGTCTCCAAGTTCTTCCACGTTCTGTGCACGTTCATTTACATATAACTGATTTACACTGGTGATGGCTCTCTTTAATCCGGATACCAGTCTGTCCAGATATCTCAAGCCATTCATATCCATGTCCGAAATTCGTACACCCTCATTATTGTTCAGGAAATCTGAAATATCATCCAACAGTGAGCTTGTCTTCCGGTCTCCTGAATTGCCATCCATAAGAGCATTATAAATATCCTCATAATCTCCAGCAATGGCTTCTCTCTCGCTTGATAACTTAAGCTGCATCTGGCTTAAAGCATTGTACCATTTCAGTGAATTAACACTATTTGGATTCGTCCGATCTGTCGTGAAGTCTATCGCATCAATGAAATCTGCAACCGTTTTCTTTAATGCATCCGGCACATGATTCTTATCTGTATTCTGATTAAATGCAGTTACAATTCCCTGTGCATTTTTTCTAATACGTTCCCGGTATCTTCTCCGCTCCTCAATATTTCTCTTCGCCGTACGGTTCTCTGACTGTGCCGCTTTCAGCTTCATATACTTATCGTTGCTCTGCTGTTTCACCTTTGCCAGCTTTGCTTCGTATGACTTTATTTTCTTTCTGATTTCCGTTTCTGCCTTTGCATCACGATAGGCCATAGCCGAGCTGAGTTCTCTTCTCTGTTCATCCAAAGCCCTTTCATACTTCTGTTTCAGGCTGTCTCGTCTGGTCTTTTCCTGCTCTTTCAGTTTTTCGAATCTTTCACGGTATTCTGCATTCAGATTCTTTCTGTATTCCTGCTGCTTTGCAATCAGCTTCTGGGTTTCCGCCAGCACCTTTTTATTTGCTGCATCCGTGCTCTGCTCTACAAAAAATCTCCGGTAAATGTCTAATGCAAGGTCATATGCTGCTTGCTGCTTATTCATACCAAAGATATTATGCTTTGCCGGTTTCATCTCATTCATAGCATCAATCAATGCTATTGGCTGGTCATTTACAGCAGTATCCATATCCAATATATAATTAGAGCTCTGGCACAGCTCATCCCACAAGGAATCCAGGTACATGCCGTCTTCCGAGAAAGTAATGTTTCCGAAATTCATCTTCCGGAATTTATCGTAGCTGTCATAATAATGTGCTACTTCTTTCTTCTGGGCTTCATTCAATCTGATTTTCTGCCCTTTCAATGTTTTACGGAAAGAGTTATACACATCTGCTTCCACACTATCCACATCTGTACTTTCTTCGATAACCGGCATAGCAATTTCCTGTACGATTCTTACCATATCCTCATACGAAACATTCTTTGTATCTTTCAAATACGCAAATACCTTAGTCAGATTATCAGCCAGTTCTTTGGCATTATAGGTACTCTTGTATTCCTGCTTTACCTCGGATGCTATCTTCCGCATCGTTTTATCGTCAATGCTCACATTTTCAAGTGCTTTAAAGCCATCCTCAATAATAGAACCCATTTCCTTTTCTGTATCGGAATATTCCTCTTCCAGGATTGCCATGAGGTCTTCATCAATGTCCACTGAATGTCTGATGTCCGGGTCCTCTGTCGGCTTTTTATTATCTACGTTTTTAAACTGATTGGATTCAAACGCTACATATACTTCGCCATCTTCATACTTATTTTTTTCTATAAAACCATCATATCCAAGAAGGTTTCTTGTTGTTTTTAATACAGTTTCATTGTCTGAGCCAGTGTTTACTATCTCCGCAAGAATTTCTGCATCATTTTTATTTTGCATTAATGATTCTACCGCATCATTCATAGCTCTATTGTACCAACTTTGGGACGGATAACCCTCTCCAGTATATTCATAATTACTTAATATTTCATCTCCGGTCGGGTCAATTTCTTTTAAGATTTTCCTCAAATCCTTTGGTTTCAAGGTTACTTCTGACAAAGATAACGGCTTCTCAATGTTTAAATATCCCTTCATTACGCCAGTACCATTTTTTTGATATCCCTTGGCCTTATCCAGATTATCTGTAAAATAAAAGCCTCTTCCTTCTGCCGAACCCAATTGTCCAATATAATCATGTGAAAATACTGTAAAATCACTTCCGGTTCCATGATAAACTTCCTTAAGCCGTCCCTCTGAATCCACAACCTTTGAATCTTTAAAATACTCTTTCTGTTCTTCTGATAGTTTTCTTCCTTCGGAATCTACATCAAGCGAAAAAGTTGTTGCATTTTTCCGATTCTGTGATATACTATCTCCAGAAGCAGTTTTACTACCGTCGTAAAGCCTCTGGGGGTTTGGTAGTGAATCTGCTTCTTTTAATGTCACATCATATACATAATGTTCATTCCCAGTATCTTTTACATTTATTAGCACATCGAAATAGTCTCCCTCAAATTCAATTGTTTTGATATAATAATCCCATGTTTTTGCATCTCTATGGAATCTGTTTGTTTTACCTATCTCTGTTTTACTTCCTGTATAAATACTATTTTCTACAAGTTCAATATACTCTCCTTCTGCTCCTATGTTTATCTTTGCTTTTAACCCTTTCTTGCTAGATTTCTTATCTCCATATATCCCTTTTCGAACTCCTCTTTCATCATAAAGTGCATAATATACATGTCCATTTTTTACAAACTTTGCTGTACGACCTGCATATTGTTCTCTCATGATGTTCAACATTCTTTTCATGCGTTCTTTATACGTCAGTTTTTTCGTTTCATTACTTAACGCATATCTTTCTATTCCATCTGGTCCAATTGTTATTGAGTATCTGATTCCACCATCAGTTGTCTTCATTTGCTGTATGCCATCTATCACAAGTGAATCCGATACATCGTATTCCCAACTTTTTTCAAGTGGAAGTCTAAAGTGCAATTCATCTCCAAAATCATCATCCAGCACAAGCTTCTCGACCGGTATAGTAAATTCCAATATTTCCTTTCCATACCCTACAATCTGACCATCCTTTTTAGTTGAAAAGAAAATACCATCTTCCTTTGCAACCATCTTTTTTTCTTCTCTAATTTTCTTTGCCGATTTTTCATTTGTTGCATGATACAATCTTACGTTTCCATACTCATCCACTTCCCCGCCTGCTCTTTTTATTTCCTCTATCATATCGAGAGCATTTAGCAATTCATCTCCGCTTAATCTCTCTTCAATGTTTAAAGAATATGTTTTAAAAGGATTCTTCTTGTCATCTTTAGAAACCGTTTTTTTCGAGCTAATGTCTATTGTCTCTGTTTCTCCCTTCTCTGCCGTTACATTTTTCCGCTTATAATTTTCCTGCGCCTTTGTCAATTCACCCAAAAACATATCTCTTATCCTTTGTGCTTCTTCTGCATCTGCTCTCAGTGCCTTCTTTGCTGTGCTAGATAATACATGATCATTCAGGTATGATGTGATTTTGTCGTAAACTCCCTTGAAGAAGTCAGCAATCGTCTTGAGAATGCTCTTGTGCTCACTCTCTGTCATATTCTCTGACATATATTTGGAAAACGCTTCCACTCCATCTTTGTCCGCAAACAGTCCTGCCACATAATCAAATACATATTCATTGGCAGAATCCTCATAAGTTTTTCCTTTCTCTACCGTCTTATATGCCTTATGGTACTGTTCGATAGTATTTGTAAGGTACGCAGCTCCTTCTTTTGTTGTAACATAGTCCAATACAGTATCTACCACTTTCTGCATACCTTCATGATTATATGCTTCGGAGAATTCACCCAATTCATGCACAAGTGTTGTGTATTCATTAGTGGTGATCCCCTTTCCGGTGGTCTTGGCTAATGCTATTCTTGATAATGCTTTCTGGAAGTTACCATTTTCTCCGTGCTCCAGTTCATCATTCAATTCAATATCAAGCCCGGTTTTCTTTGCTACCATTTCCACAACCGATTTCATGCGATTGTCAGATTTATCCAGTCTGTTATCGATTACAGAGCCGTTTCCCATCTTCACAGCCTGCTGCACATTGGAATTCTGTAATAACGGACTTCTGCTATTCTCTCCAAGATAATACATTTCCAGCAAGGTTGATGGCGACATTTCACTTACAATTCTTGCATTTACCGGATTATTCATAATACTTTCATATGATGTTTTACCCAGTTTTCCGGCATTGTAAAATACTGCTGCTGATTCCAGGTATGTAGGCATACTTTCCCCATTGTAATTTTCAATAACCGCATTGGCAGCCTTGGTATCATCAAATGTTGCAGCAAAATTATATAGATTTCTCATGGTAGGATTATTTATTTCCACCGTCTTATAGTCCACAATGCTTCCATCTGACAGCTTCACCATGGTTTTCTCCGGTGTACTCTCCGCTATCTCCACT